CGCAGCAATCTCAGGAATGATTCGCAAGATCACCCAGGCCTAGTCGAGAGCGGAGCAACCGCTCATGGCTACATACACAGTCACTAACAAGTACCTGATTGACAACTTTGCCGTACTGCAACTCCTGACCCCATCGGAGATTGCAATCGGCAGTTCAATCGTCGTTGCATCGGTGGATGCGACCTTTAACGGCTCGTATGTCGTAAGGGCGCTTCCGCAGTATTTGTTTGTCGGCGTTGATACACAGGGCGACCTGTTGTACGACTATCAGACACCGATTGCTGATCAGGTGCTTTACGCCAAGACCGCAAGCGATGTCGAGCGTGTTGCAGCTTCTGGAACCGTCACCTATGCGCCAGTATGCACATGGGTAACTGCCGCGCAAGTCATGTCATATTTGGGCATCACGATCACAGACCCGTCAGACGATTACACGTTGCTCACGCAATCGGTTTCGGCTGGCAACCAGTTCTGCTATCGCAGGCGTCAGGAGTCGGGCTACATAGACTCGCTAACGACCTCTCCTGGCGGTGACGCAACATTGGGCACTTTGATGTATTGCGCCGCTCTGTGGCGCTCCAGAGGGTCAATAGAGGCAACCTACGCCACGTTTGACGGCATGGGCTCGGCACCACAGCAAAGCCTGACTCCGATCGTCAAGCAGCTGCTTGGCATCCCACGTCCAGCGGTTGCCTGATGTCGTACACAGACCTGTTTAACGAAGCGATTGATGACGTCACCGCAACGCTGACCGCGGTATCTGGTTTGCGTGTTGTAAACGACCCAACAAAACTTGCACCTAATTGTGTGTACCTTGACGCGCCGAACTTCACCACGTTTGCTGGCAACGGCAACATCGTGCGCCTCGAGTTCCCAATCAAGGTCATTGGCTCTGGGCCTGCAGGTCTGCCGGTACTCCGATCAATCTTAAGCATTGTGGCAACCGTCCTTAACTCGCCAATTATTGTTATGGCTGGCCGTCCGTCAAGCCTTGAGATTGGTGGCGCGTTGTACCCGTGCTACGACCTTGATTGCGCTATAGAAGCCCAGACCGCATAATCCACAACTACCGAATACAAATCATCTACTATCAGATCAGAACTTAAGGAGCAAACATGCCAGCATCAACTTACCTCTCGAATCCAAAAGTCCAAGTCGGAGCTGCTATCGGCACAATTGCAGATATCAGCGATGACACAGTTGCAGCGACATTGACCGTTACTGCCGAGGCTTTGGAAGACACCGCATTTGGCCAGACATCACGCACCATGACTGCAGGGTTGTTCAGCAACTCACTTACCTTGACCGTGTTTGCATCGTTCGCTGCAAGTCAAACTTACGCAACTTTGTCACCCTTGCTCGGCACTAAATGCGTTGTAAAAGTAAACCCAACAGCATCACCTGATGGGGCGACGAATCCTGGCTTTATTTTGACGGACACCTATTTGGCCAGCATTCCTATTATTAATGCATCGCTGGGAGAACTTAGCCAATGGGACATCGAGTTTCAGGGTGGCACATACAGCGTTGACGTCACACCGTAATTAACGGCTCCAAGCCGACATAGGAGAACAAATGAAAATCAAGTTGCAGTTAAAGCGCACACCCGAAAGCGCACCAGAGTTCTATTACACAAACCTGTTTGTGGTTACTGAATGGGAACGCCTTGAGCGTCGCAACATTCAACAGCTCTCCGCAAACCCGTTGTACTCGGATTACGCCTGCTGGATGCACACGATCTTAAAAATTAAAGGTGAGCAAGTTGGCGACAACTGGCGCGAATGGTTAAGCAAAAACCCTGACATCGAGATCCTGCCGGTACTGGACGAGACAGACCCAAACCCTACGGACGCGGCACCTACCGCCGCCAACTAGCAGAGGTACTGGTCGCGGTCGGTTGGTGGCCTAGCGACATTGCGTTTGACTCACGGGACTTGACAACGGTCATTAAAGTGCTTAACGAGGCAAACAAAAAACGGAGATGACGTGAACCAAGTGTCAACAAAGATTGAGGTCGTCGGGCTTAAAGAAGCCTTGAAGACCCTCAACAAAATTGACAAATCTTTGCGCCGTGAAATAACCAAGGATTACAAGAAGATCGTTCAGCCTGTTATTGACGACGCAAACAAACTTGTGCCCTCAAATGTCCCGCTATCTGGTATGGCGCGCAATTGGAGCACTCGATCAGGGTTCAAGATGTTGCCGTGGATACCAGGCATGAAGCAGAAAATCGCTGCCAAGATTAACACGCGAAACATCAAGGAATATGGCGGAAACAAGTCAAATGTCGGCACGTTTCTTATCCAATGGCAGGGCGCTACTGGCACCATGTTTGACACGTCAATGGAAGGGCCACTAGGTCGCGCGCTAACTGCACGTTATGGCAGTCGCTCGCGAGTAATGTGGAAAGCGTACGAGCAACGCCAAAACGATGTCATGTCCGAGATGGAGCAATTGGTTAAGCGCGTCATGAGCGAAGCGAACAGAGAGACCGCGTAATGGCAATCAATATCCCGATCATCAGCGAGTTTGACGGCACAGGGGTAAAGAAGGCTGTCAAACAATTCCAGCAACTTGAGACCGTTGGCGAAAAGGCACAGTTTGCGATTAAGAAGGCGGCGATTCCTGCAGCTGCCGCGCTCGGCGGTTTGGCTATTGCACTTGGTGACGCCACGCGCGCTGCAATGGAAGACCAGCAAGAGCAGGCCGCGTTAGCGCTTACTTTGCAAAATGTGACTGGCGCTGGCGCTGCACAGACCGCGCAAGTAGAAAAGCAGATCAGCGCAATGAGTCGAGCGTCTGGCGTTGCCGATACCGAATATCGCAAAGCATTAGAAGCGCTTGTGCGCGGTACCAAAGATGTTGGCATTGCCATGAACGACATGAACCTTGTCATGGACATCAGCACGGCCACCGGCATGGATTCTGCCAGCGTCGCGGACGCGCTTGCCAAGGCATACCAAGGCAACTTTAAGGCGCTTCGATCATTGAGCCCAGAGATGTCAACCATGATTAAAGAAGGCGCAAGCCTGAACGAAGTTATGGACGTGCTCGGTGGAACCTTTGGCGGTGCTACTGCAACCAGCGCCGAAACCGCTGCAGGCAAAATGAAGATTCTTAAAAACTCAATTGGCGAAACCAAAGAGTCAATCGGTGCAGCTTTGTTACCTGTGCTCGAAGCCGTGCTACCTGTACTTAACAAGTTCGCTGCATGGGCTCAAGATAACCCTCAAGCATTTTTGGCTATTGCTGGCGCAATCGGTCTAGTCGCCGCTGCGATCGTTGCCACAAACATCGCTATGGCAATGAACCCATTTACCCTGATCGCTGCAGGCGTCGCGCTACTGGTCGCCGCGCTAGTTGTCGCGTACAACAAGTTTGACTGGTTTAAGACTGGCGTCAACGCAATCATTAACGGCATACTCGGCGCGTTCGAGTCGGTGGTCAACGGTGCGATCATGATGGTCAACGGGATCATTCGCGCTTACAACGCCATTCCAATTGCGCCAGACATCAACACAATTGCCCACGTCAATTTGCCAAGCATTGGTGGCAACTCTGCTACACAAGCTGCAAGTCGCATGAACTTACCGCGCATGGCCGAAGGTGGCATCGTTAGCTCCCCTACTCTTGCCCTGATCGGTGAAGCAGGCCCAGAAGCCGTCGTGCCATTAGACCGCATGAATACTGGCGGGGGAGTGACTATCAACGTCACAGGCGGACTTTCAACTAGCGCAGAGATCGGTCAAGCCGTGGTCAACGCTTTGCGCGCCTACTCACGGAGTGCAGGGCCGTTGGCTCTGAACATTGCCTGATGCCCGGCACAGCTGTAGTTGATTCAGGTAACTATGACTTGCAGATCGCCACGGGGTTTGTGCAGGATGCTTTTATTCTCGACGACGCAGTTAGAGGCGTTTTAGATAACACCAGTTTTGTCCTGGATGGCACGACCGAGTTTGCGAGCGTTATGGATTCAGTAACGACGATCACAGCCAAGCGAGGCCGACGCGACACAGGCGACACGTTTAGCGCTGGCACAATGACATTTACCATTCAAGACGTGGACGGCGTGTTTAACCCGTTTGATGAAAACAGTCCTTATTACGACACCGCTTTATCACAGCCTGGTCTTGCGCCTATGCGTCAGGTGAAGTTGATTCGATACAGCTCTACTGATGTCCCAGAATTGCTGTACTCGGGTTATGTCGTCAACTATGACTACAACTTTGCGCTCGGCGGTCTAGACACCGTAACCGTCTATTGCGCTGACCAGTTCTACCTACTCGCACAAACATATTTAGACGCATTCAACCCGTCTGCAGAATTGTCGGGTGCTCGAATCAACACGGTGCTCAATCTTCCAGAAGTTGACTTCCCAGCCTTAGCGCGCGACATTGCAACTGGCACCGTCAACCTTGGCCATGACGCATCGTACACCGTAAACGCTGGTACAAACGTGTTGCAATATATTGCCCAGATCAACGACACCGCAGAGTTTGGCAGATTGTTCATGTCAAGATCGGGGACGCTGACCTTCCAGTCGCGTGTGGGCAATACGTTGAGCGCGCCAGTAGCCGATTTTCACGACGATGGCACGGGATACAAATTTGATGGTGTGGGCATTAGTTTTGAGGCTGATTCTGTAATTAACAGATCGGTGCTCACAGCTCTTGATGGCAAAACGGCAACCGCAACGGATTCGGGGTCTATTGCTACATATTTTATTCAGACATCAAGCATTACAAACAGCCTGCTTCATGTGCAGGGAGAGATTGACACCGCAGCGTCCTATCTGCTTAACCCAGAGCCAGAAGCGCGTTACACGTCCGTGGCAACTAAATATCTGATGCTGACCACAGCCCAAAAGGACACCCTGGCAACCGTGGACATTGGTGACACAATCACCGTAGAAAAGATTTTCCCGAGCGGTGCCGGAACAAGCCAACTGGCACAAGAGCTGTCTGTTGAGGGCATCGAGCATTACCTTGATTTTTCTACGGGCCACAGAGTGCTGTACTCAACTGCACCAACCACGATTGTTTATGAGTTGATATTGGATAACGCAACATATGGCACACTTGATGCCCTCAATGTCTTAGGATAGGAACCATTATGGGAGCAAACGCACAAACCGCTGTACCAGTTTTTACGGCTGGACAGGTACTCACCGCTGCACAGCAAACACAGATCAACACAGGTATTCCAGTTTTTGCAACGACTGTTACTCGTGATGCCGCTTTCGGTGGTGCTGGCGAAAAGACTTTGGCTCAGGGTCAGTATTGCTATTTGGAAAGCACTAGCGCGTTACAGGTTTATACGGGTAGCGCGTGGGTCAATGTTGCCGACGGTTACACACTTATTACAGCCCAAACCATTGGTACAGCAGTTTCCAGCGTGACCGTTAGCAATGTTTTTAGTTCAAGTTATGACGCCTATAAAGTGATTGTAAGTTCGGGTGTTGGTTCGTCTAATAACGCACAATTATTTTTAACTTTAGGTGCTACTGCTACGGGTTATGAATGGGGCTATGTTTTAAGTAATTCGGGTTCAACTGTAGGTAGTTCATCAACTACTGGAACATATATTCCTGTTGGCGAAATAAACAACAGCACGCTACAAGGCAGCATGGAAATTGTGAACCCAAACCTCGCTAAGTACAGTTATGTGAACGCAACGCTTGGCTGGAACTTGGTAAACGGTAACAGTCGCGCTGGATTGACTGGCGTTTTAAAAGACACAACCGCTTACACAGCGTTTACTTTGACGGCCTCAGCAGGAACTTTAACGGGCGGAACTATCCGCGTCTACGGATACAAAAATTAGGTATATATGACATACGAAGAAGCAATTGCAATGTACCCACATGACGAAGTTTTCATTCAGATTGACGATGTAGTTCGTCCGATGAAACCAAAGGAATACGAAGCGTTTATTGAACGTCAAGTAACTAACACATCTATTGAATAATAATGCGCTGGCGTTACTTAATCGGCTACGGCGCGCTAATTGCAGTCGTTTTATGGGGATGTTCTGGTTGTTCTGATCGCACTCGAATGAACTGCGTCCGAACCAAAAACAAGGCAATCACATTGACAACCGAAATTGCTGTTGGTGGTGGTCGCTGTGGCTAGATACACCAACGACGAAATTAAGGCACGACTCATTCTTGTGGTAGGTATTGGTTTGACATGCGCGTTTGTTGGCTCAATCTTTACATTGCTTTACGGTCTGCTGTTCGTCACCCAACCGCTCGAACAGGCCCCAAAC